CGATATCGCGCTCGCATTCGGCGTGCCGGCCTATATGCTCGGCGTGCCCGGCGATAGCTCAACCTACGCCAACGTTGAAAGTCGGATGACCGAGTTACGCACGTTCACGTTACTGCCGTGGATTCGCCGGATTGAGGCGGCATTTGACGCGCTATTTCCGGCCGGAACCGAGCTCAAGATTATTACCGACGCGACGCTACGCGCCGACACGACGGTCAGATATGCGGCCTACGAATCGGCGTTGCGCTCGGGTTGGTTGACGAAAGATGAGGTACGGGCAATGGAGGATCGGCCGCCATTGCCCGAGCAAGTATCGACGGCGCCCGAGGATACGTTGCCGCCGGTATCGCCGGCGCCCGATGACCAGACGGGAGGAACGCCGGCCGATGACCAGATTGTCAACGAAACGCCGGCGCCGGTTGCCTAAATCGGCGTTCGCATTGCCCGGTCAACGGAAATACCCGATTGACACTAAGGCGCGAGCTCGGGCCGCTCTCGCCTACGCGGCGCGGGCAGATACGGCCGGGAGCTATAGGACGGTACGCGCGGCCGTCACCAAGAAATACCCGAGTTTACGAAAGACGGGCAAAAGATGAGATTAGAAATGGAAATCCGCTCGGTCGATACCGACGCGCGGACAATAGACGGCGTTGTGGTTCCGTATGACGAAACTAGCTATTTGACGCCGAACCCGGCCGGCGAACGGGTCATGCGTGGCGCGTTTACCAAGTCGGCGCGGCAACGGGTCGGCAAGATTTTCCTATTCCGGGAGCATGACCATACGCACCCTGTAGGCCGGGCCGTCGCGTTTGACGACGGCGACGCCGGCCTAGTCGGGAGTTTCCAAGTGCGCGCGTCGGTGCTCGGCGACGAAACGCTAGCCGACGTGCGCGAAGGTTACTTGCCGGCGCTCTCGGTCGGTTTCAAACCGCTCCAAACCCGGCGCGGCCGGGACGGCGCAACCGAGGTTGTCGCCGGTCAGCTCATGGAAGTGTCGCTAGTCGCGCTCGGCGCCTACGACGGCGCGCACGTGCTAGCCGTCCGCACGGCGTACAATCTCGCGCACTTTCCGCAACCAATTCGGCCGGACCTATCGCCAACCGTGCCCGGTTGGGTATACCTTTCGCCTTAAACGGGCGCCACCAAGCGACCGCCGGCCGTCATTTTCTCACGGCCGGCACTTGCCTCCCGGTACCGACCGAAATTCATTCGTCGGCACCGGGAGGAACCGTGCAGAAATACCTTATGAGGCTTGTGGACGAGCGTAATTCGCTCGCCGGCCTCGCTCAGACGCTTTCCGATAAGGTCGCGGCCGATGACCGCGAAATGACCGACCCGGAAACGCAGCGCATGCGCGATTGGCAGGAACGCAGCGCCGAGCTCGACCGCCAGATTTCCGAGCACAACGAATTTCTTTCGACGCAGCGGTCATGGGCGAAATTGCAGGATTCGCTACGCACCAACGCCGAGGAAACCGAGCGCCCGGCCAGCGGAGCACTCGCCACGCGCGCCGGCGCCGGCCTAGAGACGCGCGGCGGTTGGGGTGAGGCGTTCACTAGTTCCGATGCTTTCCGGAGCTACAACGGGCACGGGAGCTCGGCCGAGGTTGTCCTCAATATCGAGCGCCGGGCGCCAATCGACACTAGTTGGATGACGGTTCCGAGCGCGATTTACACGCCGACGCCGTGGCAGATGACTACGCCATTTCTCGACTCGATTTCGCATGAAACCGTTTCGTCAAATACGGTCGAATGGGTCGAATATCCGGCGTCGTGGCCGATTGCGCAGATTGTGGCCGAGGGAGCGCTCAAGCCTGAGGCGAATTTCGCGCCGACGCCGCAGACGGCAAGCCTTAACACGATTGCGCACCATAAGCCGATCACTCGGCAGGCGCTAGAGGATATCCCGCGCGTGCAATCCATTGTCGAAACCGCGCTACGCCAGGGCATTACCGCCAAGCTAGAGGCAGACGCGGCGGCGGCCGTGAACGGCGGCACGTACGGGACGACAACCGGCACCGATATGTTGCCGGCCATTCGGCAGGCGCTCGGCGAGGTACAGGCGCGCGGATATGCGCAAGCTAACGCCGTCCTACTCAACCCGGCCGATTGGGCAAGCCTTGATATCGCCGTCATGGTGGAATCGGTAGACGGGCCGGTAAGGGTTCCGTCCTATTGGGGCCTGCGGCCTATTGCGGCGCCGACCGTTGCGGTTGGCACGGCATTCGTCGGCGACTTTAAAGCCGGCGTCGTTCAATTCGAACGGAATACGGCTAGCGTCTATATGACCGACTCGCACGATGACTATTTCCTCCGAAACATTCTCGTGATTCTGGCCGAAACTCGGGCGCTTTCTGTCGTGGCACAGCCGGCCGCGATTCAGGAAGTTACCGTTACCGCCGGCGCGTAAGCATGACGGTTACGCCGGCACCTATCGACGCGCCGACCGTTGCCGAGGTCAGGCAATGGGTCGGCGTGACGGTAGCGTCATTGCCCGACGAATCGGTGCAACAGATTATCGACACCGAGGCGGCGTTACAGGGTCAATCTTGCGCATGGTTGGACACATACCCGATTGCGCTAAAGCAGGCGCTATTGCGCCGGTGCGGCCGTACGATTGGCGGCCGGCAATTGCCGCTCGGATTGTCGGCAGATAGCTCCGGCGAATACGCGCCGGTGCGTCTGCCGTCATTCGATGTTGAAATAGAGCGCCTAGAGGCGCCGTGGCGCGTAATCGCGGTCGCGTAGTGGCCGAGGTAACCCGCGCCGATATCGCCGCCGCACTTGACGGCGTAACCGTCGTTTGGTCCGGGCAGGATCACCAACTAGCCGGGTCGGAATCGCAACCGCCGGCGCTTTCCGTCTGGCAGGCGTGGCCGGATTGGCAGAGTGCCGAATGGTTGTCGGCATGTCTGATTCAACGCACTTGGTCGGTTTATGTGATTCTGCCCGCCGGCGACGCGCAAGCGTGGACGACGGCCACCGACGCCGTTCTCACGGCCGTACGCGACGCGCTAGTCATGCTCGGCCAAGTGCAACGGGCCGAGCCCATAGCGCTAGTTGCGGCCGAGCAATCCCTCACCATGCCGGCCGTGAATTTCACCCTAGTTACTAGTTAGAAAGGCGCTCCACAATGGTCGCTAATTCAACCCGACTCGGGCCGGGCACGCTCACACTCGGCGATACCGCGTCGCCTCTCGATTTCTCGTGTCAGCTACAAAACGGCGTCGTTGCTTGGGATAACGACGCGGACGACGACATTACCGTTCTATGTGGTGACGTTGTGGCCGGCGCCCGAACCTATACCGCGACATTCTCGGGCACGTTTTTGCAGGATTTGGCCGAGGAAACCGGCATTGTCAACTATTCATGGACAAACAAAGGCTTGGCGGTCGATTTCAGCTACACGCCAAATAACACGGCGGCGGCCGTTGTCGCCGGCACGCTGACCGTTGACCCGTTGGACGTTGGCAGCACCGAGGATTACGGCGCCGTCATGACTAGCGATTTCGAATGGGATTGCGTTGGTGAGCCGACGTTGACGATTCCGGCCACGCCGTAATGCCGGATGGGTCGAAAGTCACAGTACGCGGCGCCGCGCGGTTAGCGGCCACCCTAGCGAAAGCCGGACGCGACCTAGGGAAAATGGACACGGCTAACCGCTCGGTTGCTATGGCGATTGCCCAACGGTCACGGGCCGTCGCGCCCAAGAAATCGGGCCGTATGGCGCGCTCGACAACCGGCGCCGACTTGCCACCGAATGGAGCTCGGGTCATTGCCACGGCCAAATATGCCGGGCCGGTGCATTTCGGTGTGCCGAGGCACAACATATCCGCCCGGCCGTACGTCTCGGATACCGTCCACGCTTTGCAATCCACGTGGGTCGATACGTACGGCACCGAGGCACAAAACATTCTCAACAATGTGACGGGAGCGTAGCAATGCCGGACACGCCACGGCTTGACACGCCTAGGGTTCGCGTAACCATGACAGACGGCCGCGAACTAGACGTGCAAACCGAAAACCCGGATATGATTTTTTTCGACTTGGAACGCGCCCGCAAGAAATGGCCGGCGCTGACCGACGCGCCGTTTCTATGGCTTAGCTATCTCGCCTATTCCAAGCTAAAGCGCTCCGAGCAAATCCCGGCGCCCGTGCCGGCGTTCGAAACGTGGATTTTAGATACCTCAAGCGTTGTCAATCTTGACGCCAACGGTAACCCGGCGATTGATAGCGAGAGCGCCGACCCTACCCGGCCGGCACTCGCGCCCGGTTAATTGTCGAAATCGCCATAGCGACGCAAACGGCGCCGGCGCAATGGTGGAACGAAAGCGCGGAAACGATCATTACCGCCGTTGA